GAGCCAACCGGCTCTCCTGTGGCGAGATAATTGCGGATGATTGCATCCAGTATGGTAAGCTGTCTCTCGCTCAACTCTAGTTCTTTGTTTTCATTTTCCATTGGTCACACGCTCCATCTGAAGTATGCTTTTAATTTGTTAGCACTCTATATTTTGGAGTGCTAATTTTTTATCTGTACATAACATACCACCACCTATTAGCAATGTCAACCCTTGAGTGCTAATTTTTTTAAAGTAATTTTTAAAACCCTTGATTTTACAGGGTTTCCAGGCTTTATTAAATTTATATTAAATTGATTTTGGCGTTTACTGTACCATTACTGTACCATTTTTTTCAAGTTTTTTAATTTCAAGCTTAGCATCAAATGCATTATTTAGGTGATTATACACGTCTAATGTTACATCACTTTTAGCATGTCCCATTATATATTGCGCTGCTTTAATGTTCACACCGGACCTTGCCATGTTAGTGCATCCGGTATGCCTCATAACATGAGAAGAGAATTGATGAATAAGAACCGGCTCTCTTTTCTCTTTTGATGCTTTTTTCAGCTCATACTCATTATAATACTTAACTACATTATATAAAGCATTGTTCACGCCATTCGGCATCATAGGTCGTCCATGCTTCGTTACAAATATAAAATCTGTATAGCCATCTATCGTAACGGAGCATATTTTTCCTAGTTGGAAATTCTGCAGCTTTATTGCTCTAAATGCGTCACAAGCAGCGTCCGTTAACGGTATTGTTCGCTTACCAGCATCCGTTTTTGTCTTTTTGATGCGAAATTTACATCCTTCACCATCTTGGTAGTTACGATATGTCAACTGATGCGTTACGTGCAACTCTTTATTCTTCAAATCTACATCATTATATGTAAGACCTATTAGCTCACCGCAACGAAGTGATGTTTCCAACATAATTGTTATCATTGGAATATGCTTACTAAACATTTTGCTTTGCTGCATAAACTCCAATAACTGCTTTTGTTGAATCGGGGATATTGCTGTTTTGAATTTAGTCTTCTTGCCGTAATCACCAATTGTAATGCTTCGTGCTGGATTCTTACGAATATAGTCATCATCTACTGCCAACTCTAATAATGGATTTAATAAGTTATGAATTGACTGTAATGTACTACAAGCATATTCTTCTTTGTCCATCTTAGCATATAACATTTTAATAGTAGATGTTCTTACATCTGTAATTCTTAATTGACCAACCGTGTCACGAATATGTGCATTCCATAATGAAATATAGTTTGCTTTTGTGCCATCGTCAAGAACTTTAGTATATAAATATACCTCCCATAAAGAATTTAATGTAACATCTTTAACTGATGGACCTGTTAAAATATGGTCGTCAATATCAGCGTTTACTTCTTTTTCTTTACGTCTAAGCTCTTTTAAGTCCTTAGAATACACAGCCTCGCGATTGCCAGTTTGTGCATTTATGTATCTGTATGCATATATACCATCAGTTCTTTGACTCTCTCCAGTATTTAATTTTCTACCTTTTGAATCTTTTCTACTTGCCACGATCTTTCCTCCATAAGTCGTTGTGCAAGCTATTTAGAATAATTCAACACGTTTCGTTGTGTTCATTATAACAAATATCACTCTAAATAGCTATTCCGCAATACTATCCAAATATCTTTGAATTTTATTGACTGAATACAGCACTCTGCGACCTATGTAGATTCTGGCTTCGGCTTGCTCTCCTATTTTGCGGGCAGTTGCATGACCACATGATAGCATAGAAGATAGCTTATCTATGTCCACAGTTATAACATTAGGGGTCAGTTTGTTGTTTGTCTTGTTCATTTTGATTCCTCCATATACTATTTTGAAGAAATCGTAATGTTGAGGTCTGACCCCTGTGTATGCTACTTTCTGTTCATATTTGATTCAATTGATGCTACTCGGGTGTTGAGGTCATCAATCTGTTCGCCATGTTTATTTATTCTGTTGTTCTGCTCCTGATTATCTCTAGTCAGAGTATCAATAGCATCATTGAGCTTCTGAATAACAATCCTCAAATCATTAATAGGCTGAACAAATTTCATTACAACCCCTACAAAAGCTCCTAATGTAACTATTGAAGTAATCATGTAGCCTATGAATTGTATGGTATCCATTATTATTCCTCGTTGTTATTCTCTACGAAATTCTTAAATGCCTGATGCATACCAGTAGAAGCTAATCCCATTAAAGCCCCCAATATGAAGTTCTGGAATGATAATCCAGTAACAATCAGGTTCGAAATACCACCTACTAATGCAAGAATTGCTGGAATATCATCGTTTGGTATGAACTTGAATAATGATGCGTGTTTAAATATGTATCCCAAGATAAGACACGCAATCACTACTACTGGTACAAAATATGAAGTTAATGCATTAAAGTCCATATTTTACGCCTCCTCTGTTTCGGATTCTCCTGCTGAGACCTTATCAAATATAGCGTTGGCATATGCCTCAAATTTATCATAATCAGCATCTGCTACAGTTTTGTTGGCATTGTACGTCTTACGGTCAGGGCAGCTCTTATACATGTTGATTCTTCCATCGAACTCAAGACGAGCCTCGAAAGTGATAATATCCTGCTGTGTTGCTGGGTCTTTTGAAGAACCCTGAATTGAAAGTGTAGTTGTTGTGTTTAACATTGTTTTATTCCTCCTTAATGTTATCTTCTGTCATGAACTCGAGAGTTGTATAAATCATAGGTGTACACTGCTCTGGGAAATCTTCCTCTGAGATTGTGTTAATCTCTACCGATACGTCCACATTTGAAAGCTCTAAATATTCTTTATAGAACTCATTCCAATGTGGATTCTCAGGATTGATTGAATCAGCATCCCCAGAATACTGCTTTATAAGATTAGCTCTCTCCTCTTTATAAGTCTCGAGCTCAGACGTAAGCTTCTTTAAATTTCGAGCAATAGAGAAACTACCTTTTCTGGAGAAAGACATATTCATTATTCCAGATTTGATAATTTCCTGCTCTATGTCATATAAATGTCCTATTGTTGTGCTATATGTTTTCATTTTTATCTCCTTTACTTCCAAGTGCCAGTTACATATAATTTAACAGTAACTGGTACATTAGATTCTTTTGCCGCTGATGCTATATAGAATGCTACAGCATAATTAGTAATGTTATATGGCGATACATAATATAGTCCCTTCGGTCCAGTGGCACCGCCTTGAACATTATTTACGCTCTTGAATGTGAATGGTAATACATCGTTATTACTACAAAAATACAGGTTACCATAACCGCTACTACAACTTATCCCAGAATATGATATAGTTCCCCAGCATTCTGCGAATCCACTATGCCATTTACGATATCTCCAGTGATTGTTGTTACCCGCGGTTCCTTGTTCGATAATGAAATCCGTAATGATTTCTCCATCTATAGAAATAAACTTAGCGTCTAGCATTCCGTCTATATCTACACGATATTCCGAACCCGGTGATAGTGTAATTCCATTCGATGCTATTAAACTTATTACTGCTGGTACTCCAGCTTTTGTGTTTCCCTGTGTGTCACTATATGCTGATGAAATCATTATACCGTAATTGTTGATGCTAATATATGAATTCAGTAAATAATTAGCATTATAGCACGTATAGCCCATCGCCGTCTGAGAAGCCCCGGCGTTAAACCACTGTGATCCCCTTGTTGACACGTTATCAATATTAACTCTAAAACTCTTCGTAAACTCGCCTGCAGCACCGCTTATGGTAGCACCAGAAATAGTTCCGCCCTCTATAGCAGCTGCTTTAATTTTGCCACTAAACACCGCATTTCCTGCAGAATCTAAGGTCAGGTTCTTAGCGTTGATGGTGAAATGCCCGGTTGTGAGTGCTATAGAATTGCCGGATATTTTAAGTTCAGAATTAATTTGGTTAACCACATCACCTTTAGATATTTGGTCTTCGGGGGCGGGTGCCCAGTCTGTGGCTTTGTTACCGATTTCGAGTTTTGGAGATGACCACAATATTGTAAACGTTGTGTTGCCCGAGGCTTCAAAACGTGCACTATTTAATAGGTTAGAAATGGCTGACGTGATTGTATATGTTTTAGATATTTTCACCCATTTACCAGCTATCAATTCCAAAGCTCCAAATGCTCCAGTTTGTTCATTTCCATTTCCTCTGAACAAATAAATAGCGGGTGTCGTTACTTTAGTCTTCGATGTTGTGCTGACATATATAGAAATGGTTACAGTTGTGCCCGTAGTTATTTTTGCTCTATTCACTATATCTTTTAAATGTATATAATACCCAGTCCATGCCGTATTAGTAGATATCGCTTTATTGCCATTATATCCACCGGTAACTGCAGTTCCATTTCCAGCCGCAAAGTCATCTCCTAATTTACCAGAACCTCTAATTAAATTCCTCCCACCTACACTAACACCCTCTGGTGTGCATCCTACTGAATATGACGTGGAGGTGGTATTGTCACTATATATGATAATTGTGCGTGTCCACATATATGGTAACGATGCTGAGGTCGTTTGAGGTGAGGATTGCCACGTACCGGTCGGGCATGATGTAGCAGATGCTGAAGCTTGGTATGTTACAGATGTGGATTTGATACCTTTGCCTGTTGCTCCCGTCGGACCTTGCGGACCTGTAGCTCCTGTATTGCCTTTTATGCCCTGTGGGCCCGTTAGACCTTGGGGGCCGGTAGCACCTTTGTCGCCTTTCACACCCTGAGGTCCCTGAGGCCCCGTAGCTCCAGTTGCACCTTTATCTCCCTTAGCCCCGGTCTCGCCTTTAATCTTAGTCCACGAATACTTAGTTGGGTCTGTACTATCATTTTGAGTAAAATCTGTATACTGACCGATATATAGCTTTCCTGAACTGTTAGATACATCAAACCCTGTTTTACCATCCGCACTATTTGCGTAAGCTATATGCAAATATGATGTTTTACCATTCGTTCCATCAGTACCTCTAATACCTTGGTCACCCTTAGGGCCTTGAGCGCCTTTTACTAATTGCCAAGCGTATTTTGTAGGGTCTGTTGAATCATTAGGTGTATTGTCAACATATGTACCAATGTATGATCGGCTTGAAGGGTCACTTACACTAAAGCCGGTTTTACCATCTGCACTATTTGCGTAAGCTACATGGAAATATGAACTAGTTCCATTTTTACCGTCCATACCTTTTATGCCTTGTGGACCTTGTATTCCTTGTTTACCCTGTGGACCAGTATCGCCTTGCATTCCCTGCAGACCTGGTATACCCCGTTCTCCTTTATCACCAGTTCTACTTACTGAATACTCGTAATCATGACTTCCATCCGAATAAGTCGTTATTTTCTGGCACCATAAATATTTGCCATTTGGCACTACAGGTACACCTGCACTCCAAATTCCTGTAGGGGGAGTTGTTCCACTATCGCCAACCAAATATCCAATAGTTGTAGAATCAATTGATTTTATAGCGTCTACTTTGCTATCAACTTCATCAATAGCGTCTTTTACACTCTGCCCGGTAGCAAATGTAAGACTTTCGGCAGATATACCAAGCTTATATTTTCCATCAGTATCAACATAAAATTTGATGTAGTTATTGCCATCGCCAAATCCAAGCTGACCGTCTTTACCTAAATATATGCCTCGTACTGTACTCGTTGCAGACTCTTTACCAGTTGAATATATAGCTGTATCTTTAATATGAAATCCGGCAATTGTGGCATCAAAAGCTACTAAATCTTTAACAGATATCTGGGTAGCCGTTATAGATTTTGCAGTTATAATGTTTCCATTTATGCTATTATACGATGTCTGCTCAGCATTTACTCCATTAGCAGCACTTATATTAAGCTTATAAAATAGACCATCGTCACCCTTCATTACAAGCTTATCAGCTACGATTGTGTTACCCTCAATTAAATCACCCTTGATAGTAACGCCTACAATTTCTCCTGTAACCGTCTGGTCACCTATAACTAAATCTTTAATAATGCCAGATGTTGCGTAGAATTGTTCAATAGCTGCCACGCCAATATTCGAAAAGTCTATATTAGCGTACTTAAGTTCTGCATCTGTTGCATTGAGTTTTTTAGCAGATAAATCATCGATTTCAGCTTTTCTAGCTTTTAAATTATCTACTGTAGCTTTCTCGAAATCACCATAATCTACCGATAAGTTATGAATTGTTGCATCCGTTGCTTCCAAATCTTTGATTGTTGCATACTTCAAATCTGCGGTTTTTGCAGTAAGCATATTTGACTCGATTGCAGTAAACCTACCCTCATTAGCAGTTAACGTTCCGTTTATCTTCTCATTGTCAACTTCAATGCTCTTAAAACGACCTTCATTAGCTTTAAGAGTTCCTTTAACAGTCTCGTTATCTACCTCAAGATTTGTAATTCTGCCTTCAGCTGCCTGCAATTGCTCAGTACTAACTTTATCGGCTACTACTGCGCCAAACTCACTAACTTGAGATGACAAATCTTTAACCTTATCATCTGTAGCTTTCTTATCAGATTTGCTTGTTGAAGGGTCTGTAACATTACCTGTGACTGTGGCTGAATGCGCTTTAATCAGAACTGTTACTCTATCCCCTTCCTTAATACTTGTAGTAGTCTCGATAGGGGTCATTCGTTCTGAGCCATCAAGTTTGACGTACATCTTACCATTAAATTCTACGGCAGTTCCATAAACAGTAGAATCTTTAGTGGCTGTAGCATCTTCTTTTATAATCTTAGCAAAAGTAGTAGCTAAGTTATTAACGTTTCTCATGAGTTCTAATCACCCCCATAATTTTACTGTATATGTTGCTTTTTCTGAGACTGGACAGCCTGGAGTGCAAGATATAGACTGGCTAAATACTTTAGCTTTAACGTCTTTTAATCCAGCTTCCGGATACACAAACCTGACACAATCTCCAACTCTTGCAGGACAATATCCATGTGTATAACTTATGGTGTATGTCAGTGTAGAAAGCGCCTTAAGCTGAGCCTTAGCGTAATCATCTATCATCTCTTTGGTTGGAGTGCCTCCTATATCAGGGTCTGTGATTCTTTTTGTAATCTCTCTACCCCTATTTTGAATAGATACAGGACTGTTTGAATCGGTGTTTTTTACTGTAGTCTCGTAATGTTCATTGTTCTTTGTATATATCACCTGCAAGACATTCGGGATGCCGTATAAATCTCTTTCCATCTGCATACCCGGATGCAATATAGAAGCATTGTCTGATGTAAACGTACACACTGGTTGCAATGCCTGATTATCTTGCTTAGGTAAGAAAAGAATTTGACCTAGTTCATCTAAGCCAAATCCATATTTTGCGTTTCCAATTAAATCAGAAAGAAACGAGAGCCAGGTGTCGTCTGAATTAGCAACAAAATCACCGTATAAAGTAATTCCGCTACTAACCGGTACAACAGGGGCTCTCGCGTGTTCTCTGATTAAGATTTTTGCATTGTCCATTATGTTCTCGCCTTTAAATATAGTATATCCTAAATCTGGCGGATTCTCTTTCAACTCTATTAAAGGTGTGTAAGCGTTTATCGACCTTGTCTCTCGCTTACCATTAAACGTAGAACTTTGCGTTTGTAAAAGGAATGTTCCAAGAGGTATACGTTCTGTAATCCCATTTTGAACAACTTTGAGATACGCTCTAATGTAGCATTCTCCTATATCGTCATCTATATCAAAGTTTGCTGAGCCAAGTGTTTCTGCTGTTAAATCTCTTGATATAGTAGCTGATTTGACATTTGTGAGTAAGTCTACGTCTTTCCAAGTATTTGGATTAACCGTATAGTACTCGAATGTCTGTGTCATAGACTTACTCCAGTCTGTCATCTTACATATCTCCTTCTACTCTAGTTATTGTTAGTGTTACAGGAACCAGCTTTTCCGTATGTTTCTGTGAAAAGCTTACCTTTATATTAGCCCAAAAGCCAACACCAGATGGTTCCCTTACATACACGTCGCCCATCCATCTTTGTATACGACGTAACTGATAAATTGTTTCTTTGTCCGATTTAAGAACATCTACATTCCATGTTGCCGATATTCCTATTTGTGTTCCATAATATGAAACTGGGTTTTTACGCCCAATATATTCAACTAACTCAACATCCGGGTCAGTTGATTCTGATACATCTACATTATAAAGCAATTTAAGCAGCGAACCTGCCCACGGTGGATTTACCATTGTATCACTGTTATTAGTGTCAAAGCTTGACCATTCTTCATCCCATTGCAGAATAATATAATCACCATTTATAGGATAGCCAGGTGGGTCATAAAAGCTCACTGCTCCTGTCGATTCTTCTGTTGCTATGATTCTGTATCTAGCATAATCCAACGCTGGATGTGGGTCTGTTACATGAATATTCCTGTTGCATTCTATCTGGTCGGCAATCTTAACAAAATCACCATCATAAGTTCTTCTATATACAGCCAATGTTACTCCTGATGCAGGGTCACCATTAGAATCTGTGCAATACGGCCTGACAAATGCAGAATATGAATTTTCATCTATGCCAATCTCAGCATCTGGCTCATACTTACTTTCTGTCCAGTTAACAGATATAGTTGTTGAGGCTGTAGCGGTAAGACCCGAGTTCATAGATACTACTACTGTAACTGTATAATCCTGATTATTTTCAAGGTCTATATTATGCGCTGACATTTCAACAAGTAATGCTTCGCCAGTGTCAAAGTTTTTGAAATATACTTCTTCACCAGCATTCACAACTTTTGTCTGTCCAATTTGGTCTACTGTTGTGTAATTATTTGCAGCTGCTATGGATACATGATAGCTTACTGGTGCCTGAGTTTTAGGTCCCGGTAATCCATAAATATAAAACGGAAACTGCTGAATAACCGATGTCGGATTGTTATCTTTATTGCGTATACTGAGTGACAATGTAGGTGGTGCATAAACATTTATTCTTCTAACTACAGACCAATCGCCATATTCTAGCGTTACGCCGCATGTTCTTGCGCACCAATCTATAACTGTTCCCTCAGAATATATACTTGTATCAATTGGATACGATGGAGTAACATCTTTATCATCCTCCGCCTGAGTGTTTTTAAATGGATCTGGATTAGTTATTAGCTTTTTGCCATCAACTAAAATATTCAGTTCTGCATACTTCCATCTCGAGCCATCTTCTGAATTATGAACCCAGTATAGATTCAATGGTTCTCCTGTAACTACAGTAGATGCTGATGACCATGTCGTAGGCGCGGCCGGTTTTGTACCTATCACAACAGAAGATATAGCAGTCCAATCAGACTCACCCTTATCGTTTACAGCACGAACTCTAAAGAAATACTCGCTTCCACTGTCAAGACCTACAAATTCAAACTGTGTCTTTGTGATTCCGGTTTTTGTGCTTGTCTTATCTGTAATATCGAAATATGATTTCTTTGTTGCATACTCAATATCATAAGATGTTGCAGTTTTAACCGCTGACCATGAGATCATGATTGAGGTCTTAGATGTTGCTCGGCATTGATCTATTCCAGCTGGTGCAGCCGGTATCGTTCCTACTTTACTTGAGAAATCTGACCAAGCGCCTTGAATACGAGAGCTGTAAAATATATTGACTGCACATACTCGTGCCATATATTCACTTCCTGCCTCGACATTACAAGTGAATGCGCCTTTGGCCAGTTTAACAGTTACGTTACCGGTTTTATATAGCACATCATCTTTGTAAATCTCAAACTTTAATTCGTCTATCTTGTTATAGCTTCCGTTTTCAGAATAGTCTCCTATATTGTCAAGTGATGCTGTTAATGAATACTTTTTAATTTCTACAGAAGGAGCACTCATCTTTGCAGGTGGGTCCCCCGCTGTAGAATATTCTTTTGCTGTCTGTGAACCAGTCCAATAAGCAACATCTGAACCATTTACCTGATGTGTTGTAGACACCGGGGTTACTAAGCACCTTATTCTAAGAGCGTTAGACGGTCCGGAATATGTCGCTTGCTTATCAGTGGTATCGCCCGACGAACCTTGGAACCATATACCATCACCAGTATCGTATTGCCACGTTACCGAATAATGGTCCAGTGTCTTGACATTCACCGTGGATATCTGCTGTGTTCCACCTGATAAGTAGCCGACATTTACTGGGGAACATATACTATGGGTATGTGCTTCGTTCTGGTCGATGACAGCACGGTCTCCAGTGATTTGCCGAATATACCATCTCTGATTCTTAACCCAATCTGGCATATGTTGGCCATTGTAATAAGTTGCATTTGATGATATAGACACAAGAGAACCTACACCCATAGCAGTACCAGTAACTACTGTGGATTTAGTCCATTCGTTGAAGCGCCAGGTAGCATAATATGTATTCGTGGTACCTGTCTGCAATTTTAACTGCAAATTTGATACTGCTGGCATGTTAGATTCTCCTTTCTGTTATTACTGCGTCTACAAGTGTTTCAATAGCACTTGAAATACTTGAATTATCGTCATATGTTATTCCGTCTATCTGATAAGTTGGTTTGCTGATTCCAGAGATTTCTTTACGTAATCCTGCGATTGCAGAAATTACATCAGCATTGCCACTATTTTGATTGCGTGAACGCATTCTTGCATTAATAGCATTTAACTGAGCACTTAAGCCTAAATTTATATTACCACCAAGCAATTGATTCATGTCTCTTGCACTTGCGTTAACACTGCTCATGTCTACAACTGGTCTAATAGTCGGAGACATATCGATATCGCCATTTATCATATCAGTTAGTGCAGACAAGGCATATGATGCTCCATTAACAACTGACCTAGCCATTGATTTAGATGAATCTTTAGCCCATGAAGCATATGCCTCAATACCCTTAACCATTCCCATAGGAATGTATTTACCTATTTTGTAAAATACTTTGGATGGCGAATGCTCATCGAGTTCCTTTTGAGCGGCTCTTGTAGCGGCTCTTGCCATAGCTTTTGCTTTTGCTTTGACGATATAGTCATTGCCACTTATACCATTAGCAAGCCCCCTTACAAGATAAGCACCAGCTCCATAAAATGCGTCTCTATAGCTTCTAGCTTCTGTAACACCGGCCTTAACTGCATTTTTGACGTTATTCACAATCATGCTTTTACCCGATATAACTCCATTTGCCATACCAGCGGTCACAGCTTTCATAGCAGATGACGCTTTCGAATTATATCCCTTTATGGTTTGTATCATTTTATTCAATACACTTGTAGCGGCTTTGGTGAATGACGATGTATTCTTTGAAAAGCCATTACCAACTGCTTTGGCCATTGATGATCCTGCTTGCGTAGCTTTAGCAGATGCACCTTTGAATGAATTGAGTAATGCATTCACGCCTGAATCGCCAATTGTCTTCATCTGTTTTGAGAATGAAGATAAACCGCTTGTATCGACTTTCGACATCTGGTTTGAGAAATCAGATAATGCTGATGCAAAGCTCTTTAAATTACTTCCCGAATCTTTTCCGATTTCAGCAGAAAATGAAACTAGCGAGCGGCAACACGAAATCATGCTGTTTATATTCGTTATGCTAATGCCTTCTGATATAGTTGAAGATACTGATTGCAATGAGCCGGCAATACCTGTAAAATCGGTGCTTATTGCTAAATTTAAATTTGAAAGATTATCAAATTTAGCGTCTTTTGCATAGGTGTTGAAGTCGACTAAACCTTTGGCAGAATCAATTGCACTACTAATTGCTGTTGCTGAAACAGCTCCTGACACTGATGCTGAGAATGACGCTATTGCTTCACCAAAATCAGCAATATTATCACCAAAATCAGATAAATCATTATCTCCAAACCACCAGCCTTTAACTCCGCCTTCATCTGGAACTATTTTATTTAATTCCACCATCATGGCTCCGGCATTTGCTGCTGTCTGAACTGCATCGGAGTCTATCTTGCCAGCTACTTTTTCAGAAAATGACGCTATTGACTTACCGAATGACTCAAGATTATTGCCAAAGGTTGCCATATCATTTTTACCGGTAAAGAAATCAACAACTCCGCCTGTATTAGGTATTGTCTCTTGAAACTTTGCCATGATAGAACCGGCATCTGCAGCTGCTTGTACGGCGTCTTGGTCTATATTACCAGCTACAGTTTCAGAAAATGATACAATGGATTTACCAAACGACTTAAGCATTTTACCAAATGTATCAATATCGTTTTCACCAGCAAAGAATCCAACCACACCTCCCGAATTAGGTATTGTAGATGCCATGCTAGCCATCATTTTGCCAGCATTTGCCGCAGCTTCTACAGCACTTGCGTCCACCTTGCCAGCTACAGTTGACGAGAATTCAGCTATAGCATTTCCAAATATAACAAGTTGCTCACCAAATGTGTTCAAAGAACCTGCAAATGGAATAAATGCCGTAATACCAGATATAAGATTTGCAGCTGTTATTATTAATATTGTTTCAGCAAGCGCTTTAACGCCTTCCATCATGTCTGGGCTTATAAGCAATGCTGCTGTTAAGAACGGCATTGCATTTATCATAAACTGTGATAATTCACTTCCTAAATCTGCAAAACTTTTACAAATTGGGCTAAACGTCATTATGCTAGACACAAAATCTGCTGCCGTGAGTAATAATATGCCTGCCGTGAGTGCCCCAACTTTTGCTACAAAATCAATAGGGTCAACTGCAGATAAAGAAGTTATGAACGGCTGAATCTTATCTCCAAATGCGGATAAATTGTCAGCTATTTCAGGTAATCCGGAAGTAGCTCCTGCTGCGAATCCACCAACTATGCTACCGACAAAATTGCCTAATGCGTATCCTATAGAAGATAAGAAACTTCCGCCATCTTCCACTAGTTCTGTAAGTCCAGGTATTCGTGATAATCCACCTAATGCGGCAAGAACCAATCCCATTATGCCGATAAATGCGGACAATCCAAGTGCACCTTCTATGGCTCCAGATATTGGTATATGACTCACTATTGCTAAAGCTACAGAAAGAGCTAATAACAATACTGACAGACTAGCTGCTGATGCCAGAACTGATTCCGGTTTGCACTGAGCTAATTCATATATCATAAATGCTATAGCAGCGAGTGCTAATGTCATAACAGCTATTCCCGGTATGGCTGCAATTGCAACCTGAGCGGTAGCGCCAACAATTGCTAGTGTTCCAGCAAATGCCAGCATTACTATTGACAGTCCTGCAGCTGCTGCTAATGTGTTTTGCCATTTGCATTGGCTTAATGCAATTAGCATTACACCAAGTAACCCAACAACAACAGACATTGCTATGATTGAACCCATCGCGCCATTTACGTGCTTAGCACCTAATTCCATAACCGTAAACATACCCATAAGTGCAGACAATGCTACTGTTGCTGGTAAAAGCTTTTGCCATTCTATAAATGACAATGCCGCTACTGCTGCAGCCATAACACCTATTGCTACTGCCATTGCTATTATTGAGCCTTTGCAATCTTTTGCACCTTTTGTAGCAACTATCATTCCTGACATGAATGCTGCTAAAAATCCCGTAGCAACAATTCCTTTTGCAAGCGCACCAAGTGATATCATACCTAACATAATTGACACCGCTGCCAAGATAGCAACTGACACACTTAATGCAAGTAATGTTGCCCCTATTTTGACGATTTCAGTTCCATTAGCGTATTTACTTATAGCAACCATAGCCAGAACAAATCCAGCAAATGCAACCATGAATAATGTTCCTTTTCCAATTGCTGCAAGGCTTAATCTTCCTACGAGTTGCATAGTGATTGCAAGCAATAATAGCGAGGCAGAAATCGACAATATCATTTTTCCAAAATCTTTTGCGTTCTTGGTCAACATAGAGGTAATTGCCATATAGCCGATAAAGACCATAAAAGCAGTCATAAATATACTGCCTTTTATTGCCGCTTCTGGAGATAAGCAATCTATAAGTTTTACAACGGCAACCATCAATCCGATTGCAATCGCTAACTTTATCATCATTGTTCCAAATTTGCTTACGTTTTGTCCGCCAAGTCTTGCTGCTATACCTAAGAATATTGCGAATGCTGTAAACGCTATTGCAAAGTTTCGTCCCTTTGTAAGTTCATCAGGTTTTAATAGCCCTATTAACTTAACCGCTGCAATCGTGAGTAATAAAGCTATAGACAGTTTGGTCATCATTTTACCAAATTTGTTTATATTGGCCATTTGGTCACTGTCAACACATTTACCAAGAACATATGTTAATATTACTATCAACCCACACAATTCAACCAGCATTCTAAAACCCTGAGTTGCTTGATCCGGGTTTAGTTTACCCATGATTTTGACTGTTTCAGCCATTAATAAAAGTGCCATACCCATTTGAATAAGACATGTTTTAAGTCCTTTAATATTCAGACCGTTTTTGTCAAGCGACGCTGATGATTCTGAAAACTTTGATATAGCAAGAGTCATTGCTACTAAAACAGTGCCCAACACAGCAATGCATTTAGTTGCACGTTTCAATTCATCCCCATTCATCTGACCGAGAATGTATACAGCTCCCGCCAGAATTAAAAGAGATTCCGCTATTTCTTTAATACCTTCTGCTCTTGTTTTAAAAGCTTTAGCTTTCATAATTTTCTTAAAGCTTTTGATAGCCACTTGGATGCTGGTTGATATGTTGCTTAACACATCAGATATCGAAGCTGCCACACCTCCGATTTGAGTAGCGAAAACACTGAAATTCTTTATAGCTATAGCGAGCTGAGTTGATATATTAAGTAATCCAGCTGATGCAATTCCAGCAAATATCTGATTCCAGTCTATGTTTTCAAACCAAGTTACCATTCCACCGGTCAATTGGTTTAATGATTCTTTTACATCCGGAAATGCATCAAGAATGCCCTTTATCAAACCTGCTACGATAAATCCACCTATTGCAATCATTACTTTCGAAGGCGAATGAATATCAAGAATATCCTTTATTGTATCTATAATAGTATTAGCGATTTCAGAAATGGCTTCTATAATAGAACCAATCTTTCCGCTCATACCATCTTTAAGACCTTCGATTATAAAAGCTCCTATCTCTTTTAAATCGAGATTCTTAAGTTCCTTGACTCTGCTTGATAGCGATTCGATCCATCCTTGAGCTACATCGCTTAGGTCTATGGACTTTATTTTCTCTAAGAATGATTGCACTTCTGTAAGACTAGATATGTAGTCATATAATTCTTTTAATCCAGAAGCCACCATTTTGATTCTTTCTGCCAAAAGATTAACACCTGCAGCAAGAAAGTCATTTTCGCTAAGAAACTGGTCAATCTTATATAAGAAGTCACCTATTATTGCAGTTACATCGAGGAAACTTAAACCAAATGCTTTTAATAAAAGTGAAACAACTTTTATGGCAATCTTAAAACCGCCACCAAGTATGTTTGTACCCCACTTTAAAATAACAAATAAGCCTCTAAAAGTAGATACTAATTGGTCCGCATGTTCACCTACCCCAAGCATTGACTCAGACATGCTGTGAAATTTCTCAATCACGCCATACAGGTCACTTGACGTTACTGGGTCAAATACTGATTTCCATGCTTCGCCAACAGATTTAAATACTGTTCCTATAGCTTTGCCAATATTTGTGAATGATTCTATTAAAAGCTCTCGTCCGCCTTTTCTGCTTGACTCTTCTTCAAGAAGTTCCTGCATAGATTTGCCAGTTTTCTTTGACTGAGCTTCAAGGTCTCGTAAAGCATAAATTTCATCCTGTGTAAAGCCAATATTCGTAAGCTGTTCATCAGACATTGCTGCAAATGATTCAATTGCTTCGGCCTGGGCTTTTGTTACCTCTTCCTGAGCTTCTTTGTAATCTGATGCATGTCTTGTTGAGTCACCGAGTTGCTCATTTACAAGATTCTGAATATGAGCCCAATCCATGCCTGCTTCTGTAAGTTTTTGAACTCGTTCTGCGCCGTTTCCAAATTCTCCACCAATAACTCGATTTACTACTTCTCCGAAATTTTCAGTGACTTTAGTAACAGTTTCTGTTGCTTCTCCGACGGATTTAATTCTTTCGCCAAGACTCTTAAAATTGTTATATAATGCACTGTCTAATACTTTATTACGAGCATCTGAGAATTTATTAATAAACCCACCAATCGCATCGCTAACACTTGTCCAGAGTTTACGAGCATCTTCGAAGTCACCAAATATAAGTCGCCATGTTGTAGTCCATCCAGAACCCAATGCTTCCTTACATGTGTCTATGAGCTGGCTGAATGTTTTTACTTTTGTTGCAGCTTCTCCAGCAGTCTTAGCCATTGTTGCAATTTGCTCTGCTTCTTCTTGAGAATATCCCTCATCAACAAATTTCTTTACTGCAGCTTCATATTCTTCCTGTGTATCTGCTGCGGTGGCAAACTGGTCAAGAGTTTCTGTTAAAACCTGAGTTGTAAGCCATTCACCTTTTGTCAAGCTTTCTCTGAATGATCCATATGTATTAATAGCTTCTTTGGCACCTGTTTTTAAATGCTCAGAAGTACGTATTAATGCGTCCTGGAATACTTGTCCTCCCATTCCGGCATTCACAACTGAATTCCAGTCCATTAACTGAACTTTACCCGCTGCAATTGCCTGTGAAAGCTGATACATAGCTGTAGATGCCTGCTGAGCACTAGAGCCTGATACTGCTGCAAGGTTTGCAATACCTTTGATTGATGATACTGATGTGCCAAGTTTTACTCCTGCTGCTGTGAACGTACCGATGTTACGTGTCATTTCTGTAAAATTGTAAATAGTTTTATCGGCATAAGTATTTAATTCATCGAGATATTTATTTACAATCTTAACATTTGTTCCCTCTTTTTGAGTATTCGCAAGGATTGTCTGTACAGCATTCATCTGAGTTTCATACTCTGACATACCGTCCTTAACAGGATTAATAGTCAATGCAGAAAGTATTTTCCTACCAGTATTTACAGCATTGTTCGTAATATTAGCTAAAGCTGTTCCAGCTATAACTTGTAATGAGGAAAATTGAAGACTAACTTTTTGAACACTATTTGCTAGTGTGCTCATGTCCACCTTTTTTGCAGAATCTGAAAGTGAACCGAGGGATTTATCTACATCTTGAAAATTGAGTTTAGCTTTGAGTTTATCAATTGTAGACATACTCGTAGCGACACCTTTTTCGAATTGGTCGTTATCAAATCGCATCTCTACAACTTTATTATCTACAGTTTGACTCATACGCTAGTAACCTCCTTCCAAGCATTGTTTGCTATTTCATCAAAAATAGGCTGAATAGTAGGATTGATGTAATCTCTTCCTTCTACCCAGCCTCCGGTTCCTGTGCCATGACCGTACTGTAAAATAATGGCAATTGGCACTCCTTCGTGAACATTCGAATTTTTAAATTGTATAGACACTGAACCATTTGAACGTTTTATCTCGTAATACCAAGAACTTGCTGTCTGTCCAGTGTCTTTTGGGGTTGCATTGGACAATGCTTCAACTCCAGCACGTCCATACTTATCTAAATCCCCTATTTTGATCCCTTCTTTAAGCTTCTCGAAATAGCGATTAAGCTTTGAGAAATCTCCCTTTTGTCTAAATGTAATCATGTCAAGTTCTATCCTTTTGAATGAAAGCGCGCTCTGTTTCTGGCATTTATCTCAGCATATTTAGATATCATGTCACGTTGAGGCACTTTCTTTGTTCCTTTATTTCTTTCTAATTCAGTAACTCTAATGAGAACAATCAATCTTTTGATATTCCATTTCTCGCATTCGAAAGGAATACCAAGCTCAAGCATCCAATAGTAAATAACTTCTGAAGTTATTATTTTTTTACTTGTGCCTCTTTCTTTTGGCAAAGTTGTAGCTGTCATTGGACGCTCTAAGTATTTATTAATTGCTTCATGATTTTCAGTGGATAAATAATCGAAGATTGGGTCTGATTCGTTTACATTCAATGCCATACAACGTATGTAATCGTAAACCTCGTCGTTAGTTTTCTTTGAATCTATGAATGGCTTGCACCATTTGGATTCCCATTTAGATACTGAAATTAGAGAATGTTCTAGTTTAAGAATTCCGCCTTTAAATGGCGGTTTAGTGTAAAATACTTCATTTTGTTCATCCCACAATCTAATTGCATCTGATGGTGGGACAGTTAATGTAAGCATATTACTGTTCGAGCTGCTCTAATGCCTGCTTTTTGATCTCTGCAGTATCCTTGTCGCCAGGTGTGATTCCATTAAAGAAATCAATTGCCTTATCGGTATCTGCAACTAATTCCATAAACAGTTTAGAGTAAGCCGGTGTCTCTTCAAAAGCCTTTGAAATTTCAGGAGTTTTCATGAATCGTTTTCCATCTGGAGAAATCTCTCCATATGACTTAAGAATAAGCTCCTTGAATATTTTTACCATTGATGGAGTATCTTTAGCTTTTACAATACGTTTTGCCATCTCTGACAAACCACCCGTTGTTGAAAGTTCCATCTCTACTACTTCCGCTTCTGAAAGATTGAAGTAGCAATCATCTTTACGTTTATTACCGAGAAAATCCTCGTACTCTATTGTTTTACATAACATAATAATTATCTCCTTTCATTTTAAGCAAAAAAAAAACAGACCATCGAAGTGATGATCTGTAAATCAATTAATTTATTTATTTTTTATCATGCGCCAATTTTAATATAACTCCCCATACACCAGCTAAAATCTCAAACAATATGATATCGCCACCTATTTCAACATCAAATGCAGCAAGTATAATGCCGACTACAAATAATACGGCTGCAAATATTAAAACATATTTTAATATTGCATTCATTTGCTTAGAGTGTTCACGCTCGAGATCCATTTCTCGCATTTTAACTCGCTCTGAGGATTCTGTTTCTTTAATCTTGGCCTCATCATAAATATGAGTTTCTTTTCTAATAGTGCCATCGTCTAAAGCTATTTTAGTGCCACAGTACTGACAATAGCAAAACGGCCTGCTTGGGTCTATATCGTCCAAGTTGGCATTACAATTTGGACATGTAAGTGAAATAAGTTTCATAATACGTTCCTCCTATGTATCAACTATTGCCAGTATAGCACTATTTTGATTATCTGTCGACTACTTCAATTAATGCTGAGTACTCGCTGTTCCAACAAGAGTAATGATTTCTGCTGGAAGAGGTAATCTAGCCTCTCCTGTCTCTGAACCATACAGAATATCTTCAATCTTCTTGAGCGTAGCTGCATCAGTCTTTGTCGACTCGATTGTAATGGTTGCAGTCGGTTTGAAGCCTGGTACATCTACCGGAACAGTAGAAATCTCCCATGACATCTCGATTGCCTCAGGTGACTCATTAACTGATGAATGATCAACAGATGACGGGGCTGCTGTACAGCCATATACGAGATGAATCTTGTAGCCATGATCTGTTCCATCTGTGTCGTTTCCGATAAGTGTCTGATAAGAGAATCCAAATGTCTTTCTCTTCTGCTGTCCGATTGTAACGCCTTCGCCAAGTGAAGACTCGCCGTTGCATTCTTTGAATCCATCTGGATACATGTAAGCGCTGATTGTAGCCTTGTACTGCTCATCTGCAACAAGATTTAAGTACTTCTTATTGTTGGCATATACTGCTGTAGCATCTGCTCCCTCTGGAGACTCAGATACTTTACTAAGACCATTCCAAGCCTCTCCCTTAGGATAAGCTCCGCCCTCAGCAACGTAAAGTACACCTTTGCTGACACCAGTCTCAAACTCTCTCTCGCCTGTCTGGTCCCATACTAATTTCTTACCTGCCATTATTAGGTTTCCTCCTTAAATAAATATTGTGAATACAAAGTGATTAAGCCCAGAGGTTGTGAAGTGCCTGTCAAAAGCACAATACGGCAATTCTTCAAGTTTGTCCTTGAATTTGCTATCTGGGTCATAATCAATAAGAGTAATTGTGTATCCTTGTTTCTTTATATAGTTGTTATTGTTTGCCGGTATACGTTTCTGGATTCCCAGTTCGTACTTTATGCAAGGATAATTTAACTTCGGTGGAGGCTGAAAATATACATTTTTTGTGCCGAGAATCTCCACCAGTTTATTATGTAGCGTGATTCTATCCGCCATTATAGACTCCTCCAATAGTTAAGATTAGTTTTCTGTCCTTAGGTTCAACAGATTTAATAGTCCATTTAGAACCTAAATATTCCACATAACGCATGTCAGGAATGTGCTCAAAAGCGAACTCATCCCCAACAATTGCTATAATGGCGTTCAAGTTTGGGCTACTGTTAACGCTAGAGCCAGACGTTTCGAGATTTCTATAATCTCTTGTAACATCACCGAAATATGCATGATGCTCTATGTATGAGTCAGACCAAACTCCTGGTGCTGTTTCGCCCGGTACGTTGAATCCGACATTTCCATAAAATCTACCCATGTTGCCTCCTAGTATCCCATTTTGATTATTTCAGACTTTTTATTTACCAGTTGTCTGTGATGATCCACCTGCTGCCTGTGTACCGCTACTAGCTGCTGCAGCTTTCTTGAGGACGATTGCAGAGTATGGTGTTGTAAGAGCGCCACTCATACGAGTCTCCATTAAGTACTTCATCTGGTTGTAATCAATATCGAAATCATCAAATGTGTTAACTGCGCCACCCTTATCAGCACCAGCTGTGTAGTCGGCCATGTTAACAATGATTCCGTAAATATCTTTGTAATTCTCCATCTCTGGAATTGTTACGATCTTGCTTACACGCATGGCTGTTGCAAGCTTCTCCTCTGACTCATAGATTACACGTCCATTCTGGTCCTCAAGGAGAAGAAGGTTTGTAAGTACATCCTCTGTTGTGTAGAATGTAGGTCTTCCTGAGCCCTTGTAATCCTTACGTGCCTTAACAGCTCCACGGATAACTCCCTTGTATACTGAATCATTATCAGAGTATGAGCTGCCTGTGATCTTGTAATCTGTACCCTCTTTAATTGTGTACTTGATAGTGTACATATCTTCATCAGATACTACAGGACGGATGTTCTGCTCATTGATCTTATCATCAGATGATGCAATTCTGCCATCACCAAGAAGCATAGCAAGTGCAAGCTCCTTATTAAGCTGGCTACGCATCTCTGCACGCTGCCACTCGATTACATCAAATGAAGTAATATCTACAACATCATCTCTATCCATCTTTAACTTGATATATACAGTTGTAGGGGTTGTAACTCTCTTAAGAAGAGCGAGAGCAATCTCTTTCTTCATGTTACCCTTAATGTAACCCCTTGCTCTAGCCTCATCAGCATCAAGAGTAGCAAATGTTGTCTTTACTCTTGAGAACGGTACATGATGAACTGAGCCCATAATATCACTTACCCATGTCTCATCTTTCTTAATGAATGTTGGTGGTACATTGAGCTCTGTTGGCTCAGGGAAAAGCATATTAATATCTTCGATGTTATTTGCTGCTGCGTGCTCGATGAAGCTCTCTTTCATTGAGCCATACTTCTTAGCGTCTTTGATTGCATCATTAATGATTGCTGAATGTAACAGCTCCTCCTCTGAATTGTAGTCGTTGTCGAAAACGCTGTGCTTCATGGTTGGTTCTCCTCCTTCGTTATCGTCGTCTAATTCGCCTTCACTAGCTGCTCCAACTAGTGCATATAAAACTTTCTGCTGCTCTTCTGTCATAGAATTAATGACATCTTCTACCGTTTTGTCGCTCTTCTGCTGAGCTGAACTTGGATTGTTATCTGGCACTTTTGTATCTCCTTCCTTTGGTTCATTTGCCTTATCATCTGAATGACACAGGAGAGTAATAGGTAAATTGCCATTGTAAATAAAGCCTTCACCTGCCTCAGGGTCATCGCTGTGAGCTAATACCCAGTCAATCTGAGCGCCATCATTTGCTCCAGCGTGGACAAGACTTAATTCTCTGATAACGCCATGCAAAACTTCGTTACCCATCTGTTTAAGATTGTTCGCATAAATAGAAAGTGATGAAATATCACCATGCTGGACAATCTCTTTTGCCATCTTGGCGTTTTCGCTGTTATTAAATTTGCAATATGCATACACACCGTCAGAACGATTTTCCAAATCGGCATGTCCAATAACATCACTAATGTTCTGATGGTCATGATTCCAAAGTAATGGAATACGGCTGCCATCCTGAGCTTTGAATGCGTCACGTTTAATGATTCTTCCATCGCTGCATAAAATGTCATTCATTGTTGCATAGCCTGCAAAGTCATAATCATTTGGATTGAATCCCATTTTGATGTTTTCCTCCTTGTTTTATTAGTAATCAGTTCCATAGTCGTAATCTTCATCTGGGTCTTCATCTGTAGTAGATGCAAAGTCCTGGTTTTCGCCCGGATTAAGATTCTTATTACGAAGTTCATCTGCCTGAGGGTCATCAACCGGCTTCATACCGATAACAGCACGCATCTCGTTGGTAGACATGATTTCGTTACGTGTAAATTTGTCTGCAATATCTGCAATATTGTTAACTGGAACTAATTTGAAAGCATCCCTAAAGAACATGATCGTTTGTCCTCTAGTTCTTGCATTTTTAGATAAGAACTTTCTTTTGAACTCGTCTGCGATTGCAGATGCGATAGGTTCAATAGTTCTGTTATTGTAATTGAGCATGGTCTGCTCATCTGCAGTGCCATCCATTACACTCGTTGTAATACTCAACTGGCTGTACACCATGTTGATAAGTAGCTCGATTTGTTTAAGGAGATTATTCTCCAAAGACCTATTTAACTGGGTTATGTGCTCTGTTGCATCAAGGTATGCTATTCCATACTTTGAACCAGTTAACTGCTCTTCAATCTCTTTTCGACGTTCCTCTATCATAGCTTTCTTTGCCGGGGTTTTAACCGTATATGGAAGCTGTATGATAAGGTCGAGCTTGTCTGAACCATTATGCTCATCAATTACATCCAACAGATTTAACTTTCTGATAAGTCGTTGAACTGATGAATTTGGTTCATTCGTGATTGCATAGAATGGGTTCTCTATAATGGCCACGTCAGACTTCGGTAAAATAACTTCTTCCTTATGCCCGGTTCGGTCATTGTATAATCGAACTTTTACATGGCGTGGATACCATTCAACAATTTTTCCGGTACGCATAGTATCAATAATGTAACTGTCTGTATTATTCGGGTCATCGGTTGTATCTACTGGTACGACAGCTACGACACCTTCATCAAACATGGACATAACAATATCCTGCTTTAAATTTCTACCGGTTTGGTCGATGTTTGCACTCAGTGTCAGGCAATCATTAAGACCTGACGATATGGTGCTTTTGTATCGTTCGTTTGAATCTAATTGGCAATGCTTAATGTCTAGCGCTGCCACATCCATCGCAATACGATTGAAAAGTGAATTGATAATCGAGCGTTCGTTTCCTCTTGTAAACTTGGCTCGCCCTGGGTTTATTCCTGAGCCATTTCCAATATCTCTGTATTGAGTTGGTGCTCTATTTAAAAATGCGTTCCAGGCATGTTTCAAACGTGTGCCTACTGATAATGCCATTTCTTTTCTCCTTTAAATTTTGGTATAAAAAAAAGAACCCTTACGGATTCTGATACCATTTTGAATTATTTATTAAATTATGTTGCTAATGTATTTTTTGCCTATAGCAACATTTTGTGAATTAACCATGGATTCAACCGATTCACTACCTAAAACTTCCGATACTTTTTTAGCCCACTTCTGTGCTTTAGATTTATATTTATCTTCTTTTCTTGCAGATTGTCTGTATAAATCATCAGAAATTTCAGTCCTTATTAAAGGATTGGCATGCTTATATTTTTTCTTAGCATACTTTTGAACCTTATTATCAAGCTTTTCTAGTTTTCGTGATGCTTTGGCATATACTTTATCAGAGTGTCCATGAAGTACGCCCCACTTCATACCAAGCTTGCCATAGTGCATAAGCTCGTCTGGGTTTAATGTTTCATATTGCCACATAATTTATCCTTCCTTAAAAATATAGTATTGACATACTCACGTGATTTGGCTATGATTGATTATGGAGATATTAGAGTCTTCAAATAACATAGAAAGGAGTATGAAAGTATGAACGTTAAACGATTAACTGCCGCATATAAAAATGATGCTGGCAAAATTGTACGCGGCAATGCAGCATTAATGCATAACATTAATATTAATGGCGGTATAAAAAATATTGTCGATAATGCCGAGCTCAATGGAATTCTTAAATTTGCCGGCCTTAATATTTTAATGTATTGCTGTCTAAAACTTGAGGATTTCTTAGATAAGCCATCAAAAATTCAACAAATTATTGATGAATAATGCAATTGAATATATGTGAACTGTTTTATGGAGAAAATTTTATATGAAGATTATCGAGCAATAAAAGCCTGTACTTAGATTAAGTATGGGCTTTACTTCTATTTATTCCTCCTAAAATGCATCTAAATTGCGCTTGTATGCCACAAATGCGTCAAGCATAGCTGCAACGTTATCAATCTTGTGTTCTCTTCGTTTCTTGTAAAGCTTACGGTTACCATTTGTATCTTCAAGAGTAATAGCATTACCCATTGTGTACGACATAATTTGCTCATCAAATAAGAGCATTCGTTCACCAGCAAGATTCTTTAACTCACCTAGTGGAACGGACTCTGTTCGCGCTCCCTGCTGCACTTTCTCTATACCAAATGGACCATTTTCTCTTTCCCATCTTTCCACAAATTCCTTTGCATAATATGGATCATATCCAAAGCATCGAACATCATACTCATTCTTAGTTATATAAGCATCTACATCATCAAAGACATTCATTAAGTCAAGGATTGTTCCTTCCATAACTATCAAACTGCCCTCAGCAATAAATTCATCATATTTATCTTTAAGCGCTCTTGGTAATCTCGAATATGATAAGGTTGTAATATAAGAACGTGTCTTAATTCCAAACTGTCCATTACCAATTGGGAACATAAATGTAAATGCACAGAAGTCATCGCCCTGGGACATGTCAGCTCCCATAGAACACGCCATCTGCCAATAGCTTCTCTTCCGATGTACAAGTGTTTCAGCATAAGTGAAGAAATATGTATAGCCTTCCATTGGTATACCAAAACGTTTTGCGAGAATATCGTTCCTTGCTGCAGGATTGGCTTCTGCTTTCTCTACATCGGACTGATAAGTCTCATAAGATACAGTGATACCAATGTTAGGATTTGCTTTCATCCAATAACGTGGGTCGTTAACTTCCTTAATATCATCAAGCTTGTACCACCAAATAGAAGTATGTGGAGCTTTATAGTCACCTTTAAGGATGCTCATTAACTCCATTTTGATTGTATCACCGGAACCATTTCTGACAGTTCCTTCTGAGCTGATAGCTACTATCAGATAGTCATCATTTGCTCCTCCACCTTGCTCTTTTGCTGCTCCCTGCTCAATTGCTCCAACTACATCCTCTCTTACATCACCAGAAAGCCACTCATCAATTGTTGCAACTTTTACTCGCAATCCTTGAAGCTTATCAATTGTCATTGGACGAACTTCAAGTAGTGAACCAGTCAGGAAATTCTGAATTCCTTTCTTTGTAGGACAGAGTTTTTGCCTGTTGGCTTTTGAACCTGTTGTGTTGTTGATTGAACCATCTGTAAGAAATGTATACAGCGGGCCTCTTGAACGAGTGATTGCAGTACGAATTGGTGACATAACCTCTTCTGCCTGAGGCATAGTTGGTGCTGTTGTAATCTGATGCGATGAAGTTTTGTCAATACATAGAAAATAGTTTTGTATACATGATGCATACATTGATTTAGCGGCTCCTCGTGCAACAATTAAATATTGCTTTTTAATGAGTCGCTTCTTGATTGTCTTAGTGACATAGTGCATGCCGCCTCGACCATCTGGCTCCGGTATAGTTTTCTCTACAAACTCATACCAGCCAAATATAGACTCTGCCCAAAGTTTGAACGAGTCAAGTAAGTGTAAGTCTGAACCGTCTGTTAAAACCAGCTCGTTCTCACAGAAAGCTATAAATCCGTTTATCGCTTTGTCGTCATAGTAATATTGCGGATCAGCGATTAGTTCGTCAATTCGTTGCATTTCCATGGCGATTTCATTAGATATCGGGATTTCACCTCTAATTACAGCATCTCTAAATTGGCCGTAATAGTAAGGTACAGCCGTATTAGATAATGCCATTATTGTTCACCTACCTATGTTTATCTTCTAGCAAGTATGCTATATACTGTCTTCCAGTCTCGCATGTTCCAGATGGAATGTCTTCAACAGTACCTCTAAGAATATCATCAGAGTTTGTGTGCTGAGACGTTGTTCTGTTTGTTTCATGCTTATTACTCTGCTCTTCTTTTCGAGAATTCGATTGCTGTTGATTATTCTTCTCAGACTGTTGTTGGGTCGCTGCTGCAGAACGAGCTTTGGCATTGTCAATCTTTCTTTGATTTTCAATGATTTTCCACTGATTTTCTAAATCTCTAGCCTTATCTGCAAGTATTTGAGATTGGGATTTAGTGGACTGAGAATTAAGACCTAACTTGTTCCTCACATTCTTTTCAACGTAATCGCCAAGTATCCGTGTTCCGCGTTCAATAGCCATATCCGTTAAGTTTCTACTTAATTTCTGTGTAATTGCTTTACCTTTTGAAACTTTGGCTGGTTGCAAGCTATTTAATTCGTTTTCAAGTCTGATACGTTCAATTCTTTTACGAATCTGAGCATCGGTCATTTCGTTTACTGGTTTAGATCCTTTGCTTTTTGTTGGATTCCTACGAAGCTGCTTGCCTGTTAGATTGGTATAGTTATCCTTCATTTTCTTGGCTTTTCGTTTACCCAGATAATTCAAGCTTCCATCTTTTTTTGTAAAAATATGTTGATACCATTTCATACCTTTACGTCCAGAATGCTCCAGTTCATCAGGAGCTAATAGTGCGTCGTAATTGTATTGCCACATTTATTCCTCCTGTAACAATTTGACTTTTTCACTCATTCGCCATTCAAGTTCTGTAGCATAGTTTTTACTTGCTTCCAAAACTATCGAGCTCGTTGGTGGGTCAAATATGATTTTTACTTTTGTGCCTGTGTATGTTCTTGCTAAATTAGCCAAGGCCACGTTGTCCGGTATAAAGTCTGCCCATGTGCTTGTGTCATCGGAAATTGCGAATCCGTCTGTTCCAATTCCAATATCATTTAATATTGCAAGCTGTGCATTTATGTACATAACTAAGTCTTCATCAAAGCTTGTGCATTCCGGAGCTACATTGACCTGCTTCTTTACAGAACCTAAAATGCTTTCTATTAAAACATCATTCATTGTCGTATCTCCTATTGTTTCCATGGACAGGTATCGTTTGGTGTTCGTTCTATAGGTGCAATAACAGCATTTGAAATATCTCCATAATGAATTAGATTATGAGTGTTGAGGCAGCAACATATAGCATTATCCATATTCAGTAATTTCTCCAAATTCCTTGCTTGTATGTCTTGAGGAGTTATAGGTTCAATATGATGAATATAAATTCCGTTGTATATCGTAAAACCGTCAATACCTAAATCACATCCATTGTCACGCAATATAACATTACGCCGGAAATGCTTCCATTCTGGAGACCTGTAGAAAGTTTGGTTTAACCATCTGCTTCCTCCAAAGGTCTCGTGTCCAATAACTGATTTGAAAGAAAGATATGCTAAGCGCTCTTCAAAAGTTGAAAGTTGTATAAGCTCTGAATATGTTTTCATATATCAATGTCGTCTCCTGGGTCGTCTTCACCAGAATATATGCCCATTGCACGTATTGCGTTCTTGTACATATTCAATTGCTCATCTGCCGACTTATACGCCTGTGTTTTTGCACTTATTAAATCTTTCTGTTCACCCATTATGTCTCGCTCAAGTCTTTCTTTAGAAGAACCTATCTTCAAAAAATGTGTAATGACCTGAGCTGATGCTGTTCCTTCTAATAATTGCTTCTCTGCGAGGTCCATAGCTGCTGCCACCATACGATTCTCCCGCTCTTCTAATGAAGCCGCAGGTTTTCTGTCTTCTTTTTTAGGCATTACTATCTCATCTCCTATTGTTCACATATGTTTATATAGAGTTGTAGACATCTTTATAGAACATACAAACCTGTTTTATACCTCTTTTTCGAGCTTAAAGAGGCTATGTGAACTTGTTTGCACCTGGGTACCAGATGAAAGGAGATAAAATACCGATAAGAGCTTGTATGTTCTATAAAGATGTCTACGAAAAATATGCACCGGGTCCAAATTGCTTTTCAAAAATATCCCTCCGGAGATTTTTTTAAGACGGCCGCGATGCAGTAGGGGGTGTCAATTTTCAGGACCCCCTCCCCTATCAAAGCCGGGACTTACCTGTCCCAAACTACTGATAGAGGTAATAATATTCAATTTTATTTGTTTATGATGATTCTTCTGATGAATACATCATTTTCTTTGCATAATCAGCAAACTTTTGTGCTGTTTCTTTATTAACTTTCACATAATTTCCTAACAAATCATACTTAAGAATCTCATTCATTGCTTCATCAATTTCAGAATCATTAAAAGACTTTGATAAATTGTCAGAAGTTACACAAATTCTATCTAAGTAAGAACAAGTGTTGTAACCTTGCAACGAATCGAACATTTGCCATTCATCAAACTGTGTGAAAGGATTGTAAGGATTGTCGGAAGTTGTTAGCATCCAATCATTTGAAACTGTTTCCATTGCTTTGTCCTTTCATTAATTACAAGTACTTAGAAACTGTGCTTGTTGAAACGCCCATTGCAGCAGCAATCTCTGCAATAGTGAATCCATTTGCACTATAAGACTTAATACGACTAACCTTTGCATCACTAAGTGCATTTGTTTGTTTCGGTAGAGCTCTTTGCTTTAAAGCATCTTGATCACAATTCTTGAAGATTTGTAACTGTTTACTATTACTTATAGCACCTGCTTGAATGGCTTCCCATTCTTTATCATCAATAACTATGTTTGGCTTCTTAGCTCCATATGTAGCTCTAGCTGTGGCCAATGCTTGTGATTTAACTTTCTTAAGTTGATCCTTATTTTCTTTGTCTGTCAGGGAAGGGTTCTGTTCCTTCTTTTCTTTCACAATTATGTTTGCATATAACTGTGCCTGGCGTTCTTTAGGGGCATTCTGTAAAGCTAATTTAAGTTTGGCGTCCAGGGAAGCGCACTGTTCAGCATACTTCTTCTTAGCCTCAGGGGAGTAGGTGGCACTAGGGGTATTCAGTAGGCTTAGTCTAGCCTGATTACCTAATGCCTTCTGCTTATTGGCATAGTCCGCATAAGCTAACTCTTTCTGATCATGCTTGTCACCAACAAGAGCCATAGCATCCTTAGCCAGCTCCATCTTAGGTACCGAAGTGGTACGTAGGGAGGTGACTACCTGGGTAGTCCCGTTCTTTAGGGTCTTAGTGGTGGTATATGTGGACCCTGTCTCGGTGTACAGTTTCTCTCCTGTCTTGGGGTCTATGTAGTGTCTAGTAGTCTTGCCGGTTACCGGGTCAGTAACGTACTTACCTTCCTTTCTTTCTGGCACTGTCCTATCTTCTGACTTAGACCTTGAAATAATAGTTGAAGCTCCGCCTCCACTTTGCCACTTCTTCTTAAGTTCATCGATGCCGTTATCAATTGCACTCTGCTTGTAGTCCAACTTATGTTTTTCAGAATCAATAACAACCATTGAATGTCTAACAGCTCTTTCTATTTCATTTGTTGGTGCGCCCTTTAGTGTCATGTCTGTAATAAGATTTGATACTACACCCATCTGCTTCTGTTTGTATGCAGAAGTAATAACCTTTGCACCATTGGCAAGCTGTTCATCCGTGTACTTATACTTCTTTGGGTCGAAGTCTTTCAATCCTTCAAGAGGTTTATCATGTTTAATTCGTACTGATGAACCACGATTATTTGCTGGTATAACCATGACAGTGTCGCCATCAAAGTCTGCACCTGACAGTATACCTGCTACATTCGAGTTAATACCGACAGCATCCTTTGCATTACCCAATGCTTTCTTTGCTTTAGCTTGATTGTTGTTGACTGTGAGCTCTGGTATCTCGAACGTTCCTCCATGAGGGTAACGAACCAGGCAAACTTTTTCACCATTCTTATAGTTTGGAGCATAAATCTCCTTATCACTCATTGATGGGATTGGTAGTATTACTTGCATAGCCTGCCTTGGTAAGGCTGCAGCTTTCAAGTGAACCGCTGAGGCATCACAGTCATCCGCAAATGATTCCAGCAATGTCTTTTTAAGAGCTGGGTTCTGCAATGACATGATTTCATTGTATTGTGTCTTCTTCTCGTCATAAGCTAAGTTGAGCTGCTTCTTGATAAGAGGCAAGTCCTGCTTAGATAAGAACTGAGATGACAAAGACTTTGCATACTCTGACCAGTCACCTTCTTCTCTAAGCTTGTTAACTGGTGACAAGCTGTAACGAGGCTCATCTTTCTTCGTAGATTTAGTAGCTTCGGAATATGACTCTCCAACCTTGACATACTTTCCATTTGGGTCAGAATAATATCGTTGGCCGTTGGCTTTTATCAAAGCTCCGAAAGGATTATCTGGATCATCTTTAATCTTCTTAAAGACATCTTCCGGTGGTGTACCTTTCTTTTTGTTGGTGTTGAATATGATATCTACTCCGTCAGGCATCTTATCTGGTGAATACATAGCCATACCTTTAAGGTAATGCGTTCCGTTAACCATAATACGAACCTGTGCATAGTTAGAATTACCTAAAGAAATATCATCAACACCTCGTCTGATTTCGATTGTTCCATCTCTATCAATACCGCCATCTTCTGCATAGCGAATCATTACTCGCTTACCGTCGATACTTGTAGGCTGTCGAACTACATCAAAGTGTGCACCGCCATCTCTTGAATATTCAGTGACAGTATGGATCTTGTCTGGGTTATGAATAACATCGGACCATTCTGTTCCAGGAGGTGCTAATACTTTAACAGTTGTGTACTTTCCCGGGTTGCTAACCTGAGGTACTTTTACTTCATGAGTTACATATCCTTGGTCCGTCAGCATGGTAACTGCATTCTTAAGTCTTGTTGCTGATACATTCATATCGATTTCTACACCAGAACCAATATCAATATATCCTTTATCATCAACATTCTTCTTAAGCACATCAGCAGTTGTCTTAGTTAGGCTTGCCTTTTCTTTGGCCTTCTCATCTAACCATCCTCTAACTGATGATTCATTCTTGCCCATTATACGGCCTATTTCAGAAGTGCTGTAGCCTTTTTCCTTAAGAGTTTGGGCCTGCCTGATATTGTTAGCTCGTTCCTGAGCTACAGCATTAGCTTTTAACTCTCTAAGTTTAGTTGTCGACACTCCCATGCATTGGGCTATTTCTTTTTCAGTCATGCCTTCTTTTTGAAGCTCTTTGATGTAACCCAATGTATCTTTTGATCTCTGAGGATTTTCACCGGAACCTTTACGGTATCTACCAGAACCTGTTGGCGAACCATCATAAGGCTGTTTAGTGCCATAGTGCATTAGCTCTTGTTCCATTTCACATTTCCTCCGAAATCAAAAAGTTTGTTAACATCTTGTCATAAGCTACGATTCTATCCATAATAGGCAGAATATCGTCAGCCTCTGGTATTGTGACTGACACTTCATTGTTCTGATAAATTCTCAGTTCAATGTCTATGCAGCCTGGTTTAAGTTTTTCCTGCAAACAATAAAGACTGGCATATGTCAGAAGCTGTTCAATATGAACAGGTGACAGTCCAGTCTTTAAATCAAATATCATGAGTTTATTCTTTGAGAATTTGAGCGCGTCAGCATGACCAAATATAGGTGGTAGCTTACCGCGGCTCTTAAACTCTGCTAAAGGTGTTGCAGAATATGATACTGGAACTTCCGTGTCCATGCGGAATCCAATAGCATCATTTGTGTAAGTCATAAGATTCGGGAATATACGGTCAACGTAATACGCGACTACGTTTTCAGGTATTCCGTGAATCAGCAGATGCTTACGTACTTCCTTCTTATCAGACTTTAGTATCTTAATACGATATCTAATTGCATTCTCTGCATACTCGTGAATTAAAGTTCCGACTTCCTGAGCGTATCCAGAACATATCATTCTGAAAATATCATCGGGTGTCAGATTCTTTGTTGCCCAACGAGTTGCCTGACTTGGTGGAAGTTTGGCATGCTTACCTTTTAGCATGTCCGAATACATCATCAAGCTCATCTAATATCTCCTCCTTATTCTCTGGATAGATAAATCTTGCGAAAGACATATCGTTCCATTTGTTCACATAATAATCTTGATTTGGTCTATGACTTGCTTTGCTCGATTGCTTGCACTCAAGGGCAGCCCACTTGTCGTTATGGAGAATTAAAAGGTCCGGGGTACCTTGTCTATACCCTGCATCATTCTTCATAACAACGCATCCGTCATATCTGGATTTTATTTCTTTAATCAGACCTGACTGGAATTTGCTTTCTAACATAATTAACTCCTTTCGTGCGTGCGTAAAAAAATAAGAGCGACCAATTATGGTCACCCTTTTTGCTATAGTGTGTGCGTTTTTATACCCACAATAATATAAGAGTAACCACGATATACAGTCACCCCTCTCACTATAGTGAGTGTTTTTTTTACGCGATTGTGGTTCCGTTTTTATGCCCACAAAAAATAAGAGCAACCAACTATGGTCACCCTCTCACTATAATCTATGTTTTTTACGCGATTGTGGTTCCGTTTTTGGTGGCTCAAATTTAACTGGATTCTCAAAACGGAATCTAAATACGTCAGTCGAAACATGCAGAATATTTGCAAATCGAGAAATTGTATAGAAGTTAGGAATGCGTACGCCATTAATATATTCACTAATTTGTTTTTGCGAAACTCCAGACGCAATTGCTAACCGGTGTTGTGTCATGGCATGCATGTACATATACTTTTGTAACTTGTGTCCAAAATATTCGTTCATCTTCTCTTTACTCATTGGAAGCTTGCCTATCTTGAACCACGTCTCCTCCATGTAATAAAATATTTCATAAGTGCCGTCATAGAATTGAAACGTAATGGACGCTTCTTGCCAATTTAAAGAATATGCTTTTATTCGTGAAATATACTCATCATCGCAGTAGCATATGAGTCTGCGCCAAATATCTTCATCCATTTGGTTTTACCTCCTTAAAATATGCTTGTGGCCGTTTGCCCACTTTTAAAGCCCATTTTATTTCTATATAGGTAAAATATTACATATATATAATATTTTTCAATTTTTTTGTCCGATTAAAGAAAAAAAGTGGGCAAATGGCCACAACACCCCTCAAACCCGCATAAATACTGGATTTATTTGTGGCCACTTTGGTGTTTAAAAGCGGGCAGAAGGTGGGCAAAGTGGCCAAAATGGTCATTTTTCAACTTTTCAATTTACCCTTGTGGCCACCAAAGTGGGCAAATGGCCACTTTTAAAAACACTAATTTTCAGTAAAAATGGCCAAAAATGTCCACAAAAATCACTCAACAACCGGCATCAAAAACGGTTTCCCGCACAACTTTTTGATACGTAAATCGCCAGCAATCAGGTCATTTTTGTTAACGCATCTGACGTAATCTCCACCTTTTCCATGCACCAAAATCCTAAAATATCGAGGGTATTCTCCTATCAAATAACCCTTAAATTTCTGGCTTTCGACGTCGATTTTACTGCCTCCTGGATACTGTTTTCCGCATGAAACAGCCACTAAATCACCAATTTTACAAGTCTCAGTGACCCTTTTTACTGCCAAATATGCATTCAAAATAGCACCATTTCGCTTCTCAGCGACCGAAGATGACCAACCATCCTCAGCTTTTCCAGACTCATATACGTTAGTTTTACCTTTCCTGCCCATTTATTTGTCCTCCTTTTCGCAGATATCATCAATTTTCTGCCCATATTTATACATGTCATACACTTTTGGCTCATAATATAGCTCTGCACCACATAATGGACACTTGTTTCCCTGCTCATCCAGCCCAACTTCCCTGCCACAAAGCTCACAATAACCCCTAATTTTGCCATTTACCTTCAAATACGGCCCTGTAATATCACTTTTCATGATCAAATTTTCTCCTTAAAAACTCGCCAATTTTGTTTCCTGCCATAATAAATAGCCACATAATTAGTGCAATAATGCCAAAAACAATAAGCAAAGGCCATAAAAATACTGTAACTATGAACACAAATTCACTAATTTCAACTTCAAATGCAGCCAAACCACTTATAATTGCAAATCCAATCGCTAAATATAGTATTAAAAGTACTGTCTGAATCATAATTTCCTCCTTTTCTTAGTAAAAATCACAAAAAATAGGACCTGTTTCTTTCAACAAGAGTCAAGTCCAAATTTGTGTGTAAATTCATCTTTCAGTTATGTGGTTTTATCTACGCTACTTTTATATTCAAGAGATTTGACTGAATGGAGCTTAGTTTATCATAGTACTCTTTCATATCAAAGATTTTATGACCTACACTCCATTCATTATGATCATCTTGAAGGACTGCACCAATTAATCTAATAATAGATTCCGTATTAGGAAAAATCTGAATAACTTTTTCGCGTCTTCTGATTTCTCTGTTCTCGCGTTCTATTATGTTGCTGGTTCTTAATGCTATACGATATTTTGAGGGAAGTGCCATGATGGTAATACTATCTTCAAATCCTTCATCAAGGACAGTCATTGCTTCATTTGCAACATCCTGATATTCATCGTATATAGATTCTTTTAAACGACGTGCCTCTTCAATAGTAGCTGCGTTAAACATGTCTCGTAACTCAGAAGCTAAACCAGTGCTGTATTTTTTAGGACACTTATCTATGATGTTTCTTGTAAAGTGAGCCTGACATCGCTGCCATGAAGAGCCAGAGAAACTCTCCTTTATTGCGTCAACAAGCCCCGCGTGTGCGTCAGATATTACAATATCTACACCGCGCAAACCGCGACTTTTAAGATTTTCAAAAAAGTCTCTCCAGGTGTTCACTTTCTCTGAATCATAAACTTCAAACCCCAGGACTTCTTTGTGTCCGGTATTGTTTATTCCAATTGCAACAAACAACGCTTTTGATTTAACACGATGATCTTCACGAGCTTTTAAATATATCGCATCAACAATAATAAACGGATAGTGTTCCGGCAATAAGCGCTCCTTGAAATGCTTAACAGGTACATCTAGTTCCTTGCAGATTTCAGAAACAGCAGATTTTGAAAAAGACTCTCCACAAAGCTCTTCAGTTACTTTTTTGATATTTCTGGTTGATACGCCTTGCACAACCATTTCCATCATTGTTGTAATTAAAGCCTGTTCATTACGCTGATAATTTTCGAACAAGGAAGTTTTAAATGGAACATTACGATGTCTTGGAACCTGTAATTCAATCTTTCCAATACGGGTGGTTAATGTTCTTGTCCTAACTCCATTTCTATAATCAGAACGTTCTTGAGATCGTTCATAATTACTTGCTCCAAGCTGTTCAGTAGATTCAGCCTGAAGAACCTGATTAAGTAAAGCTTCCATAAGTTTGCCAAAAGCTTCATCCTTAGTTTCTGAAAAAAGTCCTACAAAAAAATCACTATCTAATGTAAAATGTAATTGAGCCATGAGTTTCATCCTTTCAATTATGTTTTTGTGTGGTAACTTAATTATAACTGAAAGATGAGCTCTCGGCTCTTTTTTATATAAATTTGTAATTTACACCATTATATGGACTTTATCTCAACAAGCCCTAAATTTGATTATTTCTTCAAAAACTTTGACATTTCCACAAAAATATCTTTAGCAGGACCGTTATCACAACTCTTGCTCATCTCGCCAATGCACTTGACAATTGCAGTAAGCTCAATTGACTTACAAATCCTCCCAACAAGCCCGCTTAAGCATAAATACACCAAAATCATAACAATTGCTACGTTTAATACATCCTGAAAACTCATTACTTGCACCTCTTTCTTCCTTATTATAATAGCTTCGTACTGGACAATTTTGATAAGTTATCAAATACGTCCAATGACTCTCTAACCATTTCTCTGTTTGATTTAGCCTGTGTCTCCTCTTTTGCCCTAGCAATTTTCGCTAATGACTTAGAAATGCTAACCAAGCTCTTATCAATACTGGCCATATGCTTCTCCATACGCTTCTCAAATTTTGTTGCCATATAAATCAATCCTCCGTAAATCCTAAAATAAAATAAAAACTAACTGTCAATATCCACCAATCTGGGTTATATGAATGCAAATGCAATAGCCCACACAACGCATTAATAAATATTATCCCTGCAATCCATCGTAGCGCTTTAATCATCTGTTTTCTCCTTTCTGTAAAATATAACTTTATTCATCACTTACTCGCCTTCAAATTTCCAACAAACTCAACAGTTTCCGTTCGTAAGCAAACCCAATATCGCTTACCTTCAAAGTCCACATAGTCACCGTCATAGTTGTAATCCTTATCTGGCTGCGATGCATAAGACATTATTCTGATTTTTGTTGTATTGTTCATGAATTATTCTCCTTTTTATCACGGACTGCTTTTTCTAAGCAATCTGCTACTGGTCCGTTTTTCCATATACTGACACATTTTCCCAGCTTATTAGCGTATGTTATTTCGTATAGGGTGCCATCTCCCAAAGTGCCGTCCTCATGCGGAACAGCAACAATTTTCTTACATTTTTCAATGCTTTTAAAACATTCAGCTATGAGTTTTTCTTTTGATTTGTCAGACTGTGGTCTAACTATAGCCACTGAATAACCTAAACTGAGATAATGCAAAGCTGCTTTTTGAACCTCATCAAATCGGGACAAAGTTCCTATAATATAAATATCATACATATTACTCATCCTTTCCGAAAAAAAAAAGAAAAGACTCAATGTATTTCTACACTAAGTCTTTCATTAACATTAATACACGTATTTCCTGATTCTTTCAATTTCTCCACAAATAAAAGAATATACTATATAATTGCAATTTGGTGTGCCATCTAGCAATTTTGGAAAATCTTTATTTACCTGCTTAACTATAATTCTGCCATCGTATTTTGAATGCTCAATAAGCCTGTCAATCCCTATTGCCACCGCATCAACTGCGTCTACGACATCTAAATGATCAGACATAAAATTTCCAATTTCTTCTGGCAATTTAGTTAATTCATTAAATAAAATTTTCGCCGTTTTTGAATCACACCCAGTCGCTTTCATAATTCCTTCTATTGTTTTCATAATATATGACCTCCTTAAATATGTGTTATATCGTGTCATTAAAGGCCATGTTTTTGCGCGACTCTTACTTATTCTTATCTTTTTTCTTTTCTCCATAGCTGCAAAAGTCATCTAAAAATATTCCCTTGCCCCATATAGTGCACCAATATCTACTAGACCTAAATCTACAGTCCCAGCAATGGCATTTAGCTTTAGGCACCGCTGCAGGAGGAATATGACGACGAATCTTATGAGTTAACTTAAGTAACAAATCCACCATCAACCACCCTGCAATCCCAATCAACATGATTAAAAATATCATGTCTAAAATATAATGTACGCTCATTACTCTTTATCTCCTTCCAAATAATCAATCTCAAACTGTATAAATTGCTGAGCTTTCTTCAAATCCTAAATAATATCATCCTTATGTCCAGCCCTTGAAATATACTTAACCGCCGAACCAAGATTAAAATTTAAGCCCCAGCTTCGAATAACATCTTTCGGCTCAGGGCTTAGTCTTTTATAGTGTTCTGGCGATATAGGATTTGGGTCGACACATATTTTATTTGAAATATCATAGCTAAGAACCTTTCCAACATCATCAGTATCAAATCGGTCTACATTTTTTACTCTTTCCATAATACGAAACTCATTGTCACATAATGATAAATTACTGCATATAGTTACACGCGGTATTCGTGCTATCTCTTTTGATGGCATGTTTTGTATGAAATCATTTATTTTTTTGCCTACTTCCAAGCAGTAATGTTTATCCGGGTCGACTAAATTACAGCGTTTTTGTATAATAGTGATAAAATAGTCTGCCAATTCATTATAATTCCATACTTTTAGTTCGCTTAATATTGCATCTGTGAATATGCACTCCCATTTATATTGTTTATCTCTCATCTATTTCTCCTCCTAACAATCTATAAGACTTTTTCGTACTTGGTCTATGATGCGCCGACTAATTATTTCTGATGGTACCAATTCAATTTCGGAAGTACTAATACGTATGTTTACTGCCATATTTGTTTCAAGGTTTCGGGACTTAATAACAAAAGCACTCAGAAATGGCTCATAGCATACGTTAAATTCAATAGGATATTCAGCACACAATTTTAAAAGTTCTATCATTTATATTCCTCCTGCTAATAAATAACTCCCAAAGCAAATAATTAAAAATATTGCTTCTGAAACCAAAGAGTGTATTATGTTTTCTTTTACAGTAAAATCCGTAGCACCCAAAACAAACCAGCAAAATATGATTATTGCAGTGCATATCAATATATATCCAATCATCTATTTCTCCTTTACGTCATAAACACGGCATAATGCTACTTTTGTAATTTTTCCATCTTTTTGAACCATTGCATAATCCCCGCTCCAAAATCCAGTTCCAATCTGCAATAATTCATAAGTACCAGTATTTAATTTACATGCTTTGTAATCAGGAATTACGTCTGACATGTCAGATATGTCTAAACACTGAGAGCAAATCGAGTGATCAGGAATTACTTTGCATACTTTCATACTGTCGCCTCCATTTTCCTTAACAAAATAAAAAAAAAAGAAAGAGTCGGTCTTAGGACTGGCTCTCCTCGTTTTCAATAAATCGCAATACTTCCCTTAATGATACTTTTTGAGCAATATAACATTTTTTACTCATATCTTCATATCCATCTGCTTTATCATCAGGAATAAGATCTATTAATTCCTGAATCAATAATATCTTGTTTTCGATATGTGTTTTTATCTTTGCGTATTGCTTCTTTCTTAAATATTTTTTAAACATAGTATCACTCTCCTTTCACTAAAGGCCATGTATTTACCGCGATTTTACCTTTTCTACTTACCGCTGCATAACAATATACAATAATGCAAATGCCAGTCCTATAATAGCAGCTGTCATAATATTTCTTGTAATATCAAATAGAGCCAACACAAGCCACACACATAATGAAATCCCGCCCCAAAATATACAAAATACAACAATTAGTGTAATACCAAATCCAACAGCTGCAATAATACTGGATAGAAATTCTATGATTCTTTCTTTCATTTTCCCTCCCTAATCCAAGTCTCTCTAACCGGGTAAATATACTTACTTTCCCAATCCGGGCAGAGAGTATGCACGCAAGGCTTTTTATTGCCAAGCATACATTTTCCTCTCCACCAGAATCGACATGCTTTAGTGTTTAACATTGTACCACTACGTCCGCATTTTTGTGTACTTCCCCATAATTGTCTATTACACAATCTGCTGGAACATGGTATGATTTAATGTCATATCTATTTGCGGTCATTCTTTCAGTGTAGCAGCCATTCCAATCATAGTCGTTTTCAATTCCAATGAAAATATCAGCCTCAGATAACTTCTCAAGTGATTTGCCAAGATACCATACTGGTGAATGTACATTCTTTGGTGGATCATCTTCAACATAGCTATCAATAAGCTCTAACTCTTCACCTTCGTATACCTCAGCAATTTTCTTCATCTTCTGAATACTAGCTTTAATTTCTTCCTCTGTTCTACCTTTCATAGGTACGCTTACAAATAATTTTTTCATAATATTTTCCTTTCTGTTAATCGTTCCAGTCCTCGCAATCACATTTATAAGAATATGGTTTTTCATCGCCAATAATAATACTATCCCAAAAATCAAGATTCATCATTTTACTTAATTTGTGTATATCATTAAAAGTATCATTGTCATATTGCGATGGGTATACGTTTCCCGATGGATGATTATGCACGATTATAAATCCACTTGCCCCGGTTAATAATACTCTCTGAAATATAGACGCCGGACTGCAATATGCGTCAGTCATACCGCCACGCGATACTTCAAATATAGCGTTTGGCACTAATTTAGTGCTTAAACATATCAGCCAAAGATGTTCCTCGACAAGATTTTTAGCATCATATGCGGCATCCATGAAATCCGCTACAACTTCTGGATTTATTAATCCTTTATATTTTAAGCTTGGAAAGTCTTTTGTCTTGATTTTCTTAAGCTTAATTACAGTTTCGTCCTTCATAATGTCGTAAAAATATACTCTCATAGGCTATTAAACCCCTTTCTGTAGTCAATATTTTTCGCGAAATATAAAAAAGAAAAGACCCAGATTTTACTCTGAGCCTTTGTACACATACTACTTTTTCTTGACTGTTATGCTGGTGTTACCATTTTTGTCACGTTTTAAAATATATCCATCGTTTTCAAATTCGAGTCTAGTTTTTTCAAATTCGTAATCGTCCATCAATGATATAGCTTCTAACGCGTCAAATAAGTCAAAATCATTATCATCTAACATAATAAATCACTCTCCTTTCATTATAGGAGATGTTATTTACGCGGACAAAATCAACTCAGAATATGGAAGAGTCTCAATCCACTTACAGAATTCTCGCCATTCGTCCAGCTTATGGTCCTTGCGAGACTTGTAAATATTCGCCAGCACCTCATAATTCATCATGACATTACGAGTCTGGTTATAGCTGCTCGGAAGAAGCTGAATCATCTGCCACCAGTATTTTTTACGTTGAGCTGTTACATGTTTTCTTTCCGAGTCTGTCAAGTCAGCTCTCTTCAATTTTTTATCAGCAGCAAGATATAATCTCCTAGCAAAATTTAATTCTGAACAAATATCAAGTTCGAATCGATGCTTATAATAAGGTGCTTCCTCACCGAGCAATGCAATATCTTCACTACCAATTTCACATAACTGATCTGTTGAGAAATCCTCTACCGTAAACTCTTTCTCAGCAATTGTGTGCGGGGTACTGCAACTATTAGCAACAGTGCCAACCTTGTAAGTATCAAATTCTTTCCACCAATATAAAGGTGCTGTAATTCTCACATACACCGGCATCATTCTCATAAATTTTCTATGATCTGTACCGGCATTTGAGAGACGCTGCATTAGTTCTTCATCCATACCTCCTAAATAAAAATCAGTTTCTTCTCTACATGTCGCACAATTATCCTGTTTTTCGCAAGCATCGCAATATCCTTTAGACATATAATTGCATACTTTACTATCGCTATTCTCCCAGCTATTCGTCGGATTTCGCATACCCTCAATAATAAACTCCATCTGCTCCGGACTCGCCAGAACTGTGTGTTTTAATTTAATCATTTCTTCGTGACCTCCTCTTCTAGCCAAATTCTGACTCTATCGTTGTAAGCGTCGATTTTTTTAACTTCTCTATCTAAGAAGTCTTTTGAAAAATGTTTCCATGTATCATGTTCGTAATCAATTACAATCGCAGGACATGTATTATCCATAATAGCCACGTCACAGTATGTGGTTAATAATAGATCTTCTAGTTTAATCATTGCCTTACCTCACTTTTTCTTTTTGTATCATGTCTTTTATGCATTTACATCTGTTTCTATGCTCGCACGTAATTACCGTATTAGTAATCCGTAATTCACCGGCGTATGTATATGTTTTTCTGCATTGGCACAAAATTCAGGACAGTTTTCACAATATCCATCTACTATTAATTTAATCATTTTGTAGCCTTCAATTCTATTTTTTCGTTACACTGTGGGCAAGTTATATACTTGATTTCTGTAGCCAAAGGATACAAATTATGTGGATGCCCGATTTCTATATCTTCTTTTTCATAACTGAATAAACATCCACACGATTTGCAACTGATTTTCTCTTTGGTTCCGGGTTTAATAATTTCAATCATTTACGCTTCCTCTAATTCTCCAAAATATTTTTCGTATGCTTCCACATCATATTTCATAAGATATACCTTAGCTTCATCTTCAGATAATGCTACAGCACAGTTTTTGTAATCTGTTTCATATGTCAAAAGCCAATGATTTTTTAAACTTTTAAGTATCTTTACGGTTCTGCCACTGTAATGTACTATCGCATTAAATAGTGTACTCGAATACGAATATTTACATTTTGTTGATACTAACTCCATTTTATCAGTATCGTATTTAAGGCTATTAATTACAAATATCATTTGTTCTCCTCTTTCTCTGAAATAACCTTTGAAATATAGTCATTAAAGTTTGAGCCAGATGTATTGGTACCCCAAACCTTCTTAGCTAAGCACATAAGCAGACCAACTTCTTTTGAATATGTATCTCCATCCTGACAGCGTACAATTGTTTTGCTATCATCTGCCCAAATAACAATAGTGCATGGACCTGAATATATAACCTTCTTAACTTCTAATGATTTTCTTGACATATTATTTTCCTCCAAATTAAATAATTCTCCGAATGCTTCTTTTAACGTTTCTTTTAAATTTGCAATACCGCTGCTAAACAATGATGATAATTCATTAGCAGTATACACATTCTTATAAATATCCTGTGGCTCTGGTTTAAAGAACTGATCATATCGCATTGTTACTCGTTTCTGCTGCAACTGCATTTCGCGCGGTTTCATCCATTTGTTATGTACATATGTCACCCTATCCCATACAATATGATCAGGCACCTCTCCCGGTATGTGCGATAACGTTACCATAATTGTTGCGCCAGCCAATACTCTAATATTTCTTGCATCCGGATATCCAGCATTTGCAATCATTGTGTCCACTATTTTAAATATATCTTCGCGGGTTAATAATTTTCTATCCAATGGTATAAGATAAGGTTTGCCAATATCCATCCAAACCTGATCGTTCATGCATGTCGGCCTTACATCAGCTATACCATATGTACCATATACGCTATTAAGTGTATTTTTTATTGCTTTCTCTTTTAAAGTCCCCGCTGTAGTTGGTAACCACTTTTCATTCATATTATTCATTCTCCTTTCTCGAAAAACGGAACCTGATCAACATCACCACCTGGAAGTGTTACAGATTGCATTACGCATTTCTTTTCCTCATCCCAATATATAGTATCGAGAATATGATCAACACTTCTTTGAACATTTTCATCCAGTAGCTTTAGTGACTCCCACGGTTGTAATCCAACCATTTTACGTAACTTAGTCAGTGTACGATATGACCAGGTCTTAAACTTCATTGCCATAGGCTCGTGACTAAAATATATAAGCTGGTAAATACCTTCCTCAGATATACCAATTTTAAATGGATTGCCTT